CTCGCCTGGCAGGGCTGCGACGAGGCGACCGGCGACGGCACCAACATATTCGGCATCCCGCACTCCGGCAACCAGTCCCCCAACGTGAAGCACCTGCTGAACATGGCTGCCTGGGTGACCGCAGTCGCCGGCGTGCCGTCCACCCTTATGCTCGTCGACGTGCAGGGATACTACCCCGGCATCAACATGAACGTCAACACCCTGCAGACGCTGACCGGCACCCCGTCCCTGAGGTACGCGAACGGCGCCGGGGTGCGGGCCTTCATGTGCGCCAGGGCGACCACGGGCGCAACTGCCCACAACCTGGCGTACAGCTACAAGAACCAGGCCAACGTGACCCGGTCGAACCCGTTCACGGTCGCGGCGATTCCCTCGGCCATCGTGCCGCACATCCTGCACTCTGGCACCGCGGCGAACAACTACGGGCCCTTCCTGCCGCTCGCGTCGGGTGACAGTGGCATCGGGTCCTTCAACTCGGTCCAGCTCAGCGCGGCAAGCGGCACGGCCTCGACCGCCGCACTGGTGCTCGCGCGTCCGATCGCCAACCTAACCCTCGGCGTCGCGAACCTCGTGACCGAGAAGGACCTGCTGAACCAGATACCGTCGCTCCCGCGCATCCCGGACGGGGCCTGCCTGGCCTGGCTGTTCGGGGCAGGCGCTGCCACCGCCGCGGCGACAACCTTCTCTGGCTACACCGAGTTCGTGTGGGGCTGACATGGCAGTCTACCCCAACAGTGCACGCACGGCGGCGGGCTTCATGAACGTCGGCCGCAAGTACGGCCCCGTGCTAGGTGGCCTGGCGGGCGCCTACGAATACTCTGGCTCCGCCAAGCTGGGCAGCCGCGTCGGCCTGTTCAACCCGACCTCGGGACAGCTGGACGGGTACGACCGCCAGCCGCTCCTGCCCCGTGCGGCGGGGGCGATGGCGTCGTACAACGGTCAGACCTCGATCACGCTGGACGCGGCTGGGTCGCTCCTAAACGGTGGGCCAGTAGAGGGCTTTGCGTCCCTGGACCTGTCTGGCACCGGGAATATGTCCCTGATCGTCTTCCTGGAGGGCGACGCCGCGGCGGACTTCTCGGCCGCCATGGCGGGCCTGAACCTGACGCTCAGCCTGTCGGGCACAGGAACCCTGACGCTGACCGGCTCCGGGGGCCTCACTGTCGTCGTGCCGCTCGAGGCGTCCGCCGCGGCGTTCACGCTGTCCGGCTCGGCAGACCTGCGCGGTCGCCTGCTGCTGGAGTCCGGCGTCGACGACACGGTCCTGACCGCCGAGGCCGTGGCGCAGGCCGTGTGGGCCGCTGTGGCTGCCGTCAACGACCTGCCGGGCACTATGGGCGAGCTGCTGAACGCCTCCGGCGCCGGGGGCCTGAGCCCGAGCCAGGCGACCATGCTCCTGGAGCTGTGGCGTATGCGGGGTCTCGACCCTGCGGCGCCGGTCACCGTCACCGTCACGAGCGAGACGGCCGGCACGATAGAGCTGACCATAACCGGGGACAGCACCACGACGAGCACGCTCACGAGGCAGCCATGACCACGCTCGCGCGCATCACCCTCGGTCGCCTGGTGCCTCCCGGCTCCGGCGGCGGGGGCCTGCTGGTGGCCGGCTTTGTCGGCGCCACGGTGGACGCGTCCCTGATGATCGTCACGCTGGTCCCGGGGGTCAACGCCGGCGTACTCGCCGACGCGGTCCGTGCTATCGTCTCCCCAGACCTGTCGGCCTCTGTCGGGGCCCCGCCGATCGCGGCGAGCCTGTACGGTCCAATCGTAGCGGAGGTCGACTGATGGCTGCATACTTCGGCCCGACAAAGGAAGACATAGAGGTGACGCGCGGCGACAGCCCCGTGATCCCCGTGAAGGTGACGGACGCCACCACGAAGCTGCCCGTCGACGTGACAGGTGGCACCTTCGTCCTGACGGTCGACCCGTCTGAGGAGCCCGCGGACGCGACAGACAACCTGTTCGCGCTCACCGGCACCGTCGTGAACGGGCCCGGCGGCCTGGCGAACTTCCAGCCCACCACGAGCCAGCTCGACGTCACGCCCGGCGAGTACTACTACGACGTGCAGATGACCCTGGCCGGTTCGAAGAGGACCATCCTGAAGGGCAAGTTCACCGTCCAGCAGGACATTGGGAAGAGCTGACATGGGACAGGTCACCGTCGCGAACATCCCCGTACTGGTCTTCGGCACCCTGCCGAACGCAGAGGCGTACTTCAAGACCGCCCTCGGCGGCCTCGGCTGGAACGCTGCAGCGTCGGGCGACAAGTCGAAGGCCCTGGTGTCCGCGACGCGCTGGCTCACCCGCCTCGGCGTGACCGACGGGACCAACTCCGTGCCGCTCGTCCCGGTCGCGGACGACTCCGGCGTGCCGATCGACGTGCAGCTCGGCGCCTACGAGCTCGCAGACGCACTGCTCCTGGACGTCGAGGCGCAGGCGAAGCAGAACACGGGCTCGAACGTCAAGGCCGTCGGCGCCGGCGCTGCCAGAGTGGAGTTCTTCCGCTCGACGACCGACACGGCGCCCACGCTGCCGCTCCAGGCGCTCCAGCTGCTGCAGAAGTACCTGCCGGGCGGCGCCTCCTCGTCTGGCCTGTTCGGCTCCGAGGCGTTCGGCACGTGCGAGGAGAGCCACTTCGGGGACGAGGACGCGTACGGGCTGAACGGCCCCCTGAGCTGAGGAGACCAGCATGCCTAAGCTCTTCGGACTCGACATTGCCCGCCTCGTCGACCAGTCCATCCGGTCCGCTGGCGGCGTCCGCTCCGGCACGCTCACCCGGCGTGTCCCCGGTACCCGCACCGCCGGGAGCCTGGCGGACGGCATCCAGCCGATCTCCTCGGTCTACGCCTGCCGGGGCTTCGTCGAGGTGAGGCAGAGCCGACGCTCCGACAGCACCGTGCCCGCGAGCTACTCCAGGGTGTCCCTACTCGGCGCCAGCCTGGTGCCGGCCACCGTCCCCGTCGTCAACGACCTCGTCGAGTTCGACGGGGCGCGCTACCTGCTGCTCGAGCTGCTGGAGTCCGATCCCGCCGAGGCCCTGTACGTCTTCAAGGGCGAGGTGGCCTGACGTGGCGCTGCGCGCGGAGGACAAGGTCGAACGCCTGCTGAAGCTGATCGCCAGGGCGGAGCCGAGGCTCCGCAACGCGCTCTTCAACGCGGTCATGGCCACGAGGAAGGCGCTCGACCTGGACGAGCTCGCGGCTTTGATAGAGGCGGGAGACTACGACGGCGCCCTGCAGGCGGCGGCGCGCTCGGGCGCCGTGAGCCTGGCTGACGAGTACGCGTCCGTCTACGCGCTGACCGGCAAGAGCACCGCTGCCTTCCTGGAGGACGTGCTCGACGTCACCGTCCGGTTCGACGGCGTCAACGTGCGCGCGGTGGAGTACCTCCAGACGGAGAGGCTGCGGTTCATCCGTGAGTTCACGAACGACCAGAGGGCTGCCACCCGCGCGGCCCTGGTCGACGCCATGGAACGTGGCATAAACCCCAGGGAGACCGCCCGCGTGTTCCGGGACAGCATCGGCCTGACCGAGAGGCAGCAGCTCGCGGTGCTGAGGTACCGGCAGCTGCTGGAGTCTGGGTCCCTGGAGGCCCTGGACAGGAGGCTGCGTGACGGCCGCTTCGACCGGACGGTGCGGCGCGCCATAAAGGAGGGCAAGCCCCTCACAAAGGACCAGGTCGACCTGATGGTCACCCGGTACGGGCAGCGGTACGTCAAGTACAGGTCGGAGGTCATAGGCCGGACCGAGGCGCTGCGCGCGGTGCACGCGGCCAGTGACGAGGCCTACCGCCAGGCCGTCGAGGACGGACACATCCGGGCCGACCAGCTCAAGCGCAAGTGGGTGACCGCCAAGGACGAGCGGGTCCGCAAGTCGCACGCCCGCCTCAACGGCCTGGTGCGCGGCATGGACGAGAGCTGGCCCGCCGATGAGGGCGCGATACGCTTCCCCGGTGACCCCGAGGCGCCGGCCAGTGAGACGATACAATGCAGGTGTGCCCTCTCGACCCGGATAAACGACGACGAGCTATGACGCCAGAACAAAGGGCTCGCAAGTACGAGGCTAACAGACGCTGGAACGAGCGTAACAGGGAGTACTACTCGGAGCGTTCAAAGCGGGTCCGACAAAGTCCCGAGTTCAGGGAGCGGGTTAATGCGTGTTACAGGACGTGGTATCAGCAGTCAGACAACCGTGTCCTGAAAAATATGAGAAAGCGCCTATGGGATGCGCTACGGGGAACTCGCAAGACGTGTAGCACCCAAGACCTAGTGGGCTGCTCAGTTGAAGTGCTACAGGAGCACCTAGCCAAGCAGTTTACAGATGGAATGACCTGGGAAAACTATGGGCTTTGGCACGTCGACCACGTGAGGCCCTGTGCAGACTTCGACTTGTCAAACCCCGCTCAGCAGCGGCAGTGTTTCCACTACACAAATCTCCAACCACTTTGGGCGGTAGACAACGCCCGTAAAGGCAGCCGCTGCGCGCTGTCGACGCGCCTGTACGACGACGCGCTCTGACTGACACGCAGGTACGCGGAGGCCTGCGTTCGCGTCATACTCGTCCGCAACCACTGTTACCCATTCCGAGGGCAGTGATGGGAGAGCCCATGACCCAGAAAGACTTCGAGACCAGGGCCTCCGTGCTCAAGGTCGACGATACCCTCGGACTTGTCATGGGGTACGCCATCGTCTGCAAGCAGGACGGCGAGGACTACTTCGACCTCCACGGGGACCACATCCCCGAGGAGGCCATGCTGAAGGCGGCCCTCGACTTCATGCAGAACAGCCAGGTGGCCAAGGAGATGCACCGCGGCGACCAGATCGGCACCGTCGTGTTCGCCTGGCCAATGACCACGGACGTCGCCAAGGCCTTCGACTTCGAGGTGAAAAAGACAGGCCTGCTGATCGCCGTGCGGCCCGACGACCCCGACATGCTCGCGAAGTTCCGCGACGGCCGGCTGACGGGCTTCTCGATCGGCGGCAGCCGCGTAGAGGACGAGGAGGTCGCAGCGTGACCAAGCGGAACATCATGAGGGCGTTCAAGATCGCCGAGATAAGCGGCGTCGACGTACCGGCCCAGG